TTGTTTGATCATAGCATCGCCATTTGGCAAATTTGCTGCTGGCCTAGAAGTCCTACTCCTATTGGCATCTTCAGGAGTGGCAGATTTCCAGAGATCAGTTAATGTAGTGTTCTGCGAGCTAGCTTCTGCTACAATGTCTCTCTTCATTTTTTTCAAATCAAAGGAACGAGGACTCTCTTCCTCATAATCAATTTCAGCAACAGCTTCTCGTCGAGCTGGCGCGGGTGCTGCCGCTCCAATCGACGAACCACACGCCGAACAAAACTTGGGTTTGGTCACCTCATACACGTTTTTTTGACCGCAGGATGAACAGAAAACTTTATTCATATGAAATTTTATTGATTTGGGGCTAATAATTCAATTTTTTCTACAAGATATGTAATAATTTTATCTCTTATCACATCTTCCTTACTAAACTCTACACTATGCACTCCTTTTTTGGAACTTTGCTCGTCTTTAAACAAATTAGCCAACTTAGTAAACCCACTACTCCTAATGTCACTCTGCAAACTATCCCCACACACAAATAACCTACTGCCACGACCAATCCTTGTAAGCACAGTAGTCAACTCTCTCACACTCATATTCTGAGCCTCATCCACAATCACAATCTTATCCCGCCAAGTGCATCCACGCAAAAAGTTAATCGGCTCCGCTTCTAATACTCTTTTGTTTTTTAACTGGTCTTTCTCTGGCTTGTTCAATAACTCGTCAATCTTATCAAGTAACGGAGCCATATATGGCCCAAACTTATCATCCATATCACCTTTCAAAAAACCTATCCCCCTATCCGCACTCTCCACAACACTACGCAAATACAATATTTTTAAGTTTTTGTCGTTATTATATAAATCCAAAGCACTATAAACAGAAAGAAATGTCTTAGCCGTTCCTGCTGGCCCACCCAGAAATACAATCCGAGTATTGTTGTCTGACATTATGTCATAGAATTCTTTTTGTTTTTTTGTTAATTCAATATGACCCAATAACAAGCTGCTGTCTTTTATCATTTCTTTTTATTTATTACACGGGTTTAGCTTTTGTTTTGTTTTATTCTGTGGCGCACCGCCACTTTTAATATGAAAAATAACTTCTTTATAGTGTTCACCACCCCCCGCGCCGAATGCGTCAAGAACAAAAGTCAAAAAGTTTCAGAAAACCCCTCCCCTAAAAAAAAATACATTTTTATGCAGAAAAAGCTTTTTGTTTACCCTGATCTGTGATAAAATACACGCATGGCAACGATATACACATGGGGAGGGAAAGCTAAACACGCAGACGAAATCAAGAGTTTCGTCATCATCTCAAAAACCGCTGAAGGCAAAGAGTTTGTTTGGGGCGAGACTACCAACACCAAAACAGTTGAGCGATTGAACAGTGGTCAACACTGGGCTTTTCCCGAAGGGAAGTTCGTTCGCGTCGAGGAGTTCGAAAACCGTAAGGCTTCTTGGGCTTCCAAGCATGGAGAAAGATTGGAAGTTCTCTATGGTCGTAACTCCCGCCCCCGTTAAAAAACTTTTCTTTTTATACGAAAAGAGCTTGCACCAATCAGAAAAATAAAGTAGAATTCACACATGACAGCAACCGAAGAAGCACTAGCAGCAATGGCAAAAGCAGAAGCAGGATGGGACAAATTGGCAGAGGAGACCGTTCAGGTTTCTGGTCAGTTTGTGGAAGACTGCAAAAAATTCCAAAAAGAACAAAGGGAATGGTTCCTTGAAAATGTTCCTAATCAACCAGAGCAAGATCCTAGATTCCTAGCCTAAAAAATAACAAGTAAGAAAACTACCATTATGAATCTCCACAATTTTAAATATCAGTCCCCAATGGGGAAAGCAATCTTGATTCTCACCTATCCCATTCTCTTCCCTCATCACATTGGGGAGTTGATGCGCGAGAGAAAACTAAAGAGGATCATCCGCAAGGGCATCGCGGATGCATGCAAAGAGCCGCAGGGAGTGACTGCGGAAATCGTCAACGAAGCCTCGTGCGAACTCCGCATGATTTACGGCAAGTAAAAAGTTGGGTGGCCAATGGTTTCGACGGGACGCGAGTCTCGGATGGGGGTTCGATCCCCCCGCCATCCACCAAAAAAAAATACTTGACAGGTCGAGTTTTTATGTTATAAAAAAAATCGCTGTAACTCACTGAGTATCAACGAGTTACGGCGAAGCGCCCCCGCCCCGCCCGTAACTGACTGAGTATCAACGACTTACGAAGGTTTTTTCTATATCAAAACAAGCCATCGTGTCAAGCCCTTTTAAATAAAAAAAAAGATTAAATATATGCAGAAAAAGCTTTTCTTTTGTGAGATTCTCCTGTATACTATGCCCATGTCCGACACTACTACATCACCAAAGTTCCGCACCTACAAGACCAAGCATCTGATTCTCTCGGTCTACCGCACGGGGATGACTTACTTGCACATCTCTGTAAAAAATAGCCAGTGGAGTCGCTACAAGTTCCAAGCTATCACCCGCGAGCAAGCAGCTAAAGCCCTCCTTGATATCCGCGCAGCCAAACGCGCAGCCAAGAGAGCAGAGGTGGAAGCTCTTGTTTCTGTCGCTTCTTACCTCTAAAAAAGATCAAAATAATCCTTGCACCAACCCCAAATCTAGACTATAATTCTCTCGTTATGACAAATACCACTACCACCACCACCCGCTTCGATCACTCCCTCTATGGACTCAGCGACGAAGACCTCAAGAACAAGTTGACCAATCGCGTTGTCACTTACTTCAACAGCGATGATTCCACTGTCAAGAATGACGGCGTTCGTCAGTTCGTGATCAAGTCAATCGACTACACTGGTCACGCCAAAGGATCGGGCCGTCGCTACATCCAAGGCGAGGTTCAAGACCTCGACGATGGAGGCAAGACCAAGTTCCGCACCCTGCACGTTGCAGGAATCGAAAAGGTAAAGGGTCGCGTGGCGACCGCTTACCAGCTAGCCAAATCAGTTTTCTAATGGTGTTGTGTGTCGCCCGTCAGTCTCTTCGGAGGCTGGCGGGTTTTTTTTGATTTATATGCAAAAAGATCTTGCGCGTAATTCTTTTTTGGAGTATACTATCGGCATGGCAACAGTAACACAAAACCACTTAGCAGACTTAGCATATCAAGCAGGACTCCGAGGTCATGAGAGTATCACTTGCCCCCGTTCATACCTTGGCTGGGTAATCCCAGAAATGTTCGAAGATGGAACGATGGCCATCGGGATCTGGAGGCACTTCTGGGCAGAGGGTGAGCGGGTGGAGAGGGAGGCTTGCGCTCGCGATTACGATGACAGTCGATTGGATTACTAATCCGCACCACACAAGGCTCCCGAAAGGGAGCTTTTTTTTTGAATTAAATTAATCTTTTGTGTTGACAGCCGCGAGAAAACAACTAATAAGAAAACCCTCGTAACTCACTGAGTATCAAGGAGTTACGGGCGGGGGCGGGTCCGTTCGCCGTAACTCGTTGAGTATCAAGGACTTACGAAGAATTTTTCTTTATAGTAAACAAGAGGAGAGTCAAGCCTTTTTCTAAGAAAAAAAAATGAGAAAAGATGCAGAAAAACCTTTTTGTTTCTGCGGTTTTCCTTTATACTATGTCCATGTCCGACCAGAACCAGACCAGACTCCCCTTCTCTGCCGCTAAACTCTTGATCAAAATCTGTCGCCCTGCTGCCAGAGTCGAGGGAACGGAAGATGAACTTTATCCAAATGAATGGGCGTTGCAGTGCCAGTCTAGCGACTCCCGAGATCTTCTGACCAAATTAGGCTTGATCACTTGCTTTGCTTGGGTAAATGAAAATCACTACATCCCCACCGAAAAGGGATTGAGTCTTTACTTCGAAGGATAGAAAAATAAATTAATAAGATATGATCGAAAAGAATAAGATTCAAAACATTATCCTCGGCTATTGTGAGGGTGACACCGATAAGTATTGGCTTGAATTCCCAAGAGATGATCTTCCTGAAATGGTTGAGAAGATTAAGGAAGCAGTTCTTCATGAGTTTGAGGATGCGGAAGAGTTTGTTGGCGGTTTAGATGATGCTCGCGATAACGTAAAAAATTATCTCTAAAGGAACTCTCAAATAATAATTTATGCTTGACAAGAAAATCGCTGTAACTCACTGAGCGACAACGAGTTACGGCGAAGCGCCCCTCGGTCGCCCGTAACTCCTTGAGTATCAACGACTTACGAAGCTTTTACCCTTACTATAATCTTAGGCTCTGTCAAGACTTTTACTAAAAAAAATAAATAAAAAAAGATGCAGAAAAAGCTTTTAATCTCTGCGTTTTTAGAGTAAAATATCCCCATGACCGACCAAGACAACATCACCCGCCTGATCAATAAGCAGTTTGTTTATACTACCTCCAACAATGGAAATCTCCGCATGTATCAACTTCGCGGGGTTGAGCGTTCAACTAAGGAGTTCGCAGTTTGCAAGGTAGTTGACAAAAGCCACGACAGCGAGAGCGGCAACAAGGAAGTTTTCAGAACCCTCTACTTCTCACGCATAGAAAAATAAATTAAAAAAGGGCTTGTCCCCACCCCCCAAATCACTTATAATCTCCCTCGTAATAAAGCTCTATAGTTTAAAAAGTAAAACATTCTCCACGGCCTCTCCAATCATAAGCCACCGCAACCCAAATGGTTCGGGCGAGAAAGACAAAAGTGCAATTCCTTTTAGAGCGACCAATTTTCCAGACACTGACATTATGAACTTATCAAAAGAATCACAGGAAGCAATAGAAGCAATGAAGAAGGCCGAAGAGAATTGGGACAAGATGGTCGCTAGAGCTTCCGAAGTCTCAGGCCAATTCCAGAAAGAATGCCAAGAGTTGAAAGTTGAATTGGAGGAATTAAAATAATCATGATAGAAAAAGAACAATTCGAAAAAGCCATGCAGGAATACATCGCGGAGCTTGAGGTTGACGGTGTAATAAGTAGAAGCCACTTTACTCTGCGCCGTTTACACAATCGGTTTGGTAAGGAAGCCGTCGAAGGATGGTTGAAAAATCACTTTGATAATAAATAAAATGAAAAAACTTTTTATGATCACACTACTAATCACATCAGTTTATCTCCTCTTAAATACTGAGGAGCCAATAGAGATCCTCCCGAGGATTGCTGAAAAGCAAGAGAATATCCCTTTGCTTGTTAAGCCTAATATATCTTATAAGACAGAGGTTTCCCCTTGGGATAAAATGTTTTCTAGAGTTAAACACTATGAGAGTTTTAAGTCCGAGGCATATCGTTGCAGTGGTGGAGTCATGACTATCGGTTATGGCCATACTAAAAACGTCAAGTGGGGAGATACCATCACAGAAGCCGAAGCATTAAAACTGTTAGAAGAAGAATTGCTTGTTGCTAAAAATCATGTGTTGAGAATTGTAAAAGTTCCATTGACTCAAAACCAATTGGCATCACTCACAAGTTTTACTTTCAACTGCGGTCAAGGTTCATTACGCAAACTCGTCTGCGAAAAAAAGAATAGGCTCAACGGCGGAAACTATAAAAGCGTTGAGGTGGTCATGCCTCAATATAGAATGGCTGGCGGAAAAGTCCGAAAAGGTTTGGAGATTCGGAGAAAATGGGAAGTTTCTTTATGGTTAGATAAAACGCTGTAACTCGTTGAGCGTCAAGGAGTTACGGGGAAGCGCCCCG